CAGGCTTATAACCACCCTTCATAACAGCCCATTCATAATCATTAAAGTCAAGAACAACTTTTCTTGGATTACCATTAGGTTGAGAAATATCATTCTGAAGCATCATAGATGCATATCTGTTAACCTGATCACCAATAATTGGGAAGCAGTTAAAAGATATATTGATTTCTTGGAACTCAATGGTACCCTTGGTACTATTATAAAGCTGAGAGTTAGGAGCCATAGTAGGCTGAGCATTAGCTAAAAGATAAGCTCTTTCAACTTTTCTCATAGTATTATCGGTTACATAATAGAGGAACGTAAATACCTCATATTGAGGACCTGGATCATTATAGACAGAACCCACAAGACCATGATAAGTCTTTGCTTTACTATAAGGATCTTTAATACCGGTAAGATAATACTGAAGATAATTAGTAATAAGAGAACCAGATCTCTCCCAGAATGTCATTTCAACAGTTATGGAAGTATCCATCGTTACGTTATTAATAATCATCATTTCGTTGTTACCATTAGAGATGGTACCAGCATCAGCAGTAATATCAGGAATACCAGAAAGTCCTCTAAACTCACCTTCCATAATATGGACAAGACCATCTTGAAGGTTTTTAACAGCAGGGCTTCTAGCAGCTAATTTGCTCATGAAATCAGGAACACCAACAACAGTAAGGAAGGAGTAGCCTGATTCAAAGACATCAAACTGCTTTAAATTGGAAAAATCAGTAACGCCTTTCATCAGAGTGTATTCTGTAACACTTCTGGGCATCTTAATATAATTAAGACCAGCAGCCATATTTTACTTCCTCCTTATTAATATGCTGGATTCGATTCAGGGTTTCCTTCAATAGCAAAAACATCAAAGATTTCACCCTGCGGGAAGTCCTTATAATAACAATACAGAGAAGCATTAAAAATCTTCTGAGCAGTCATAACATCATCACGAGTATAAACCAGCTCAATAGACTTAAAGTACTTCTCATAGTAACTAATAACATTATCCTGAATCAGTTTCTTATATTGTGCAAAATCATTTCCATCCATAAGCATGAATCTGATCTTTGGACAATATCTTCTAATATCTTTAATACACATCTGAGTGATAATAACATTAGAAGAATAACTGAGAGGACCCCAATGATCCTGAGAAGTATAAGTAGACTGAACAGTAATAATTCCATCATCAGAAGAATAATTAGCATAATTAACCCTGAGATCATCAAGTTCAGTCTTCATATCTCTCTTTGGAGTAATTCTTGGGATAATATTTAAAGTATTATCAACCATTTCTGTAATAATGAAATGGTTAAATTCTCCAGCAATAGGAGCATTAGGATTATTCATATAATGATTTACAAGAAGAGGAGCTACACCATGAAGCATAGTAACCTTAATCTGCTTCTTAGAAAAATCATCAATAATATCATAAGTAGTCATATAGTCGCCAACAAATGGACTATGAGACCATGTTGCATCTCCAACTTTTTCTATAACTTCATCAATATTATCAATATCTATTCCAAGATCTCTGAAATAGAAGAAATCTTCTCTGAAGTTAGCAAGTTCTACAATAAGATTTTTAATATCATCAGGATAGTTAGCATCAACACAGAAATCAATCTTATGATAATCAAGATCGTAAATCTCATCATAAGAATAATATGGGCTAGGAACTTCTGCACTTAAAAATTCAGTTGCAGCGTTAACCCATTCGGTGCTTGCTCCACTTTCACCTGGGAACGGTGCTGAACCAAATGAACCGTTATCTCCAGATTTAAGAGTATATCCATAAGTAGCTTTCATATCTAATTCGGTAGTATCCACATTAAACGTAGTAAGTGGAAGACCTTTTTTACTGCAAGCATTAAGGATATCAAGATTATAGAGAGTACTATAATCAACTATATTCTCTCCAGTTTCCTCATCGGGGATAACATATCCAGCTTCAGTTCCAAGTTTATCAATAAATTCTTTAAAACTATCAACAAGACATTCTGCTTTGATCTGATTCATAGTAGATTTCTGAAGAGCCATATTTTTCTTAGAATTTCCACTATAAGTAATAGCATCTGGATCAAGAGAAAATCTATTAGATTCCATTACAGTAACACCTTCGATATCTTGAATATTATAAAGCATAAAATCAAGAGTCTTAGATGCATCATAATCAGGAGCAATTCTTACATTTTTAAAAGATTCACCTCTACCATTATCACAAATAATAAATAATGGAAAAGTAGTACTAGTCTTAAGTTCAAGAGCTGCATCTTTTACCTGAGCAAAAGTTTTAGCATCAGTAACTGTTTGTTTAGTAAACTTAACAGTTGGTATATCAGAAACAATAATTTCAGCAAGAATAACCAAATTAGCAAGAGTAGCATCATCAGCAACAAGTCTCTTGCCAAGGACTCTACCACCTGCAGCCAAAATCTTATGTGCTTGAATTAAAGGTTGGCCATGCTTGAAGAAATCAGCATTATCACCATACATTTTTCTAAAATCAGTATAAGTTAAATCTGTAATTTCTTCGGTACCCTTATCTGCTGAAAAGACACAAAGAAACAGAGGAAGCGATTCGTTACTATTTTCAGCAACAGCATTGCTCATCAGTACTTCATGCCAGTTTACTTTTGTTCCAGCATACATAAGCTGTATCCTCCTTTAAGTATAGAAAATCTTTATCAAAAATTATAATATTATACATATTAATTTTATTTTTTAAATATTCTCTTATATATTTAATTACATCATAAGAACTCTCTCTAATGGACTTTCTTTATGTGCTTTTCCATTCTTTTCTTCCTCAGACAGAAGTACAGAAGACATAATAGATTCATCCAAATTCTCAGATGTAAGAGAAACAAACGGAGAAACGAATTTAGCCGCTTCTTTAATAGAGATTGGTTTATACCCAATCATTTGTTTATCAATAGTTTTTGACATTCTAAAAGGTTTAGACACATCATCTGGATCTCTACAAATCTTAGAATAAATCAATCCCATTGCTTGAGCATGTACAGAATATCCTTTAGAATTTAATTCCATACTTTCAAAAGGAAATTTATAAAGAGAAGAATAGTCTATATCGTTTGGAATTCTACCAGTTTGAATATGTAATCTAAACAACTCAGATACATTATCAATATTCTGTTCAACATGACATCTTGTAATTAATTGATCACCTTTTTCAAATCGTAAAATCCTATAATCAGAAGCGTCTAAATGTTCTTCTAGAGATATATCTTTTTTCTTTTCTATAGATCCAGGTCTACAAAGAAATTTTGTAGGAAAAGAAAAATCCATAAGTTTTCCAGGAGTACCTTTATCGGAGTATATCCTATACATAAAAGATCCAAAAATTTCTATATAAGAACCTTGAATACTAGCAGAGGTAGATTTTCCTCCTTCAAAGTAATCTTCTGGTATATAATATTCAAGATATCCATCTTCATTAAATAAAAGAGCGTCCCCTTCTCTTTTACTAAAAGGAGGAATATCTAAATATTTAAAGTTAACCATAATTAAAATACTACCTCCAGAATATATAGGTATTATTATGGAGTTATGTTATATAAAAACAAAAATTATATAATTTTATTTTAAT